TACTACAGACGTGTACAAGTTGCTAACCTCATGTAATTTGAGATTAACACATAACTTTAAAAGAGACCTTCGGGTCTCTTTCTTTGTATAAATATCTCAGTTTGACTAATAATAATGACAAGTCTAATTGACCCAAGAAAATACTCCGATGCAGTTGACCTATTAAGGTCATTTTTTTTGTCGAAAAACTTTCTAGAAGTACACACCCAAAACCGTTTAAGTATCCTTGCTGCTTGTGAAGATCCAGAAACAGTAGCAACATATAACTACGGTGGCAATATATGGCCACTACCTCAAACAGGTCAGATGTGGCTTGAACATGAATTACTTTCTAACCCCAAAGAAGAGGGGTTTTTCTGTGTCTCTACATCATACAGAGCAGAACCCAATCCTGTACCTGGTAGACATGAGACTATCTTCCCTATGTTTGAATTTGAAATGAAGGGAGGTGTAGAAGAACTTAAATTAATGGAGATAGAATTATGTGAATGGTTAGGTCTACCATTAGACAAAGGAAATATACAGACCTATGATGATTGGACTAATCAATTTAACACTAAAGAATTAGACCATGATCATGAAGAGAAAATTCAACGTGGTATGATTACTGACTTCCCTGAGTGGACATCACCATTCTGGAACATGGCACGTAATGAAGATGGTACCAGTAAGAAGATTGATGTTATATTAAATGGTATGGAAACTATCGGTAGTGCAGAACGTAGTACTGATAAGGAACAGATGCGTGATACATTCTATACTATCTCTGATGGTCAGTATGCTCAATTGATTATTGATTTGTTTGGTAGAAGTAGGGTAGAAGCAGAACTTGAAAAGTTCTTATCATTTGACTTCTTCCCTAGATCTGGTGGAGGCATCGGAATGACTCGTATAATATCAGCCCTTGAATAGGGCTCTTTGTGAGGTGGCGAAACGGTAAACGCTCTAGTCTGTTTAACTAGTGTCTCTGGCGGGACTTGTAGGTTCGACTCCTACCCTCACAGTTTAAAAAAAATATTTAGGTATATATTAGTAGGCATTTATTTTTGTAAAATGTATCAGGGAATACAGACATAAATTGCATAAATAATATCAGTCAGGGAAACCTACACACAAGAGGAACAACAAGATGCACTGAAACTTCTCTACATCATGAGTAAAGTTAAAAAGGAGAACAAGTATGCATAACATCGTTTCGCAAAATAATATGGCATCATGGAGTCATAGTTACAGCAACTACGCTGTCAGTCAAGATGACCAAAAATTAGATGACTATTATGAATGTCTAATAGAATGCGAGACTGATCAACCTAGTTGTAAACGAATCTGTAAAGAGATTCTCATTTAAGGAATAACAAAAGAAAGAAAGGACTCTTCGGAGTCCTTTTTTATTGGGTGCATAAATATTATTGGAACAAGAATAGTCTAATGGCAAACTGGTACGAAGACCAATTAACGAATAGAAACTTTCTTTCTCCAATAGGATTTTTATTCATTTTGGATAAAGCACGAAAGGTTTCTTTCTTGTGTCAAAAAGCAGAAATTCCTACTGTAGAATTAGGGCAAGTTGAGATTCCAACTAGGGGTTTAGTTCCTATCCCAGTTGAAGGGAACATGCGTTATAGTGAATTTTCTATGGAGTTTATTGTTGATGAAGATTTAAGAAATTATATGCAGATCCATAACTGGATGCGAGCATTGGGAACTCCTCAAGAGTTTAAAGAAAGGCGAGTATGGTTAAACAAATATGCGGATAGTCCTTCAGAAGATCCTAGATTTTCAGATGCTACACTACAAGTATTAAACAATAATAATATTGCAAATTTTGATGTTGTATTTAAGGATATGTTTCCTGTGAGTTTATCATCATTACCATTCGATGTTACTGGTGGTGATAATGATTACTTTACTGCAACAACAACATTTAGATATACACTCTACGAAATCAGAAATACAAACTCACAAACAAGAAGATAACCTATTGATTTTTTCTATATTATGAATTTAGAAACATTGCAAGACATGTGGAAGACTGATTCCAAGTTGGATGATGATCTTCATGATAATGATTCCTTGGCAATTCCTCAACTTCATATGAAGTACATGGAGTTTCATAATAAGTATTCTCTTATGAAAAAGGAAAGAGATATTGAAATGAAACGTCTTATCAGAGAGAAGTGGTTATACTACAAAGGTAAAGCACCATCTTCTGTCTATAAGGAGATGCCATTTGATCTCAAACTTACTACTAAAGAAGAGATCTCGATGTTCATTGAAGCAGATGAAGACATCGGAAAACTCAAGTATAAGATTGAATACATAGACCAAGTGCTCTTCTTTTTAGATGGTGTTTTGCGTATGATTAATAATCGTACCTACCATATTAAAAACGCTATTGAATGGAAGAAATTTCAAAGTGGTTTTTAGTAATGAATTATGGACTTTTTTACAAGGAAGTATCCTTCAACAAACAATCAATCAATATAGTACGAAAAGCAATATCACAAGATTTAAAATTTACTAAAGGAGAATTACACAGTAGTCAAAGATCAACTAGAAGTTCTGAAGTAGCGTGGGTAAGGGATATGGATCTCTTGTCTATGCTTATGCGTATGTCTAAACAGATTAATAGATCCGCTAACTGGAACTTGAATCTTGCAGGTATAGAACCTGTGCAGTTTGGTATCTATGGTGAGGGAGACTTTTACGACTGGCATGTGGATCAACATCCAAAACCTGTCAGGGGAATGGTAAGAAAGATTAGTATGACTCTCTTCTTGAATGATGACTACGAAGGAGGCGAGTTTGATTTGGAGATATATAGACCAGATGCAGACCCAAGGTATAAAACTTTTAAGTTAAAACCTTGGTCTGCTATTTTTTTCCAAGGTGATCAATGGCATAGGGTAAGACCTATCACATCTGGAGTTAGAAAATCAATTGTAGCATGGTTTTATGGACCTCCTTATTCGTAAGAAGAATGAAGTTTATTTAAAAGTTGAAGCGGAGCCTCATCTTCATAAAGAGGCAGCAGAATTTTTTACCTTTGAAATCCCTTCTGCAAAATACATGCAAAGAACGAGGAGATACAAAGGTTGGGACGGTAAGGTACGGTTATACTCACCTGCTACTGGAGAGATTTATTGCGGTTTAGTAGATTATCTAACTGACTGGGCAAAGGAAAGGGGATATCATTATCAGTTCGAGGAATCTCAATACTTTGGGCATCCCAAGGATCAGAATGATTTAATAACTCCTGAGTCTGTAGTTGGATTTGTTCAAGCACTGGGTCTTCCTTCGGGATTGAAGGTTCGGGACTACCAGTACGCAGCAATATACGAGTGCCTACGATACAACAGAGCACTCCTATTGTCGCCAACTGCAAGCGGGAAAAGCCTAATGATCTATTCATTGGTTCGGTTTCATGTAAACGTTAAACGGAATGTACTTATTATAGTACCAACTACGTCTCTTGTCGAACAAATGTATAAAGATTTTACAGAGTACGGTTGGAATACTGAGTACCACTGTCATAAAATCTATGCTGGTGAAGAAAAATATACAGACCATGATGTAGTTATATCAACTTGGCAGTCCTTATATAAGGAACCACGAAAGTTTTTTGATAGGTTTGATGTTGTGATTGGTGATGAAGCTCATTTATTTAAAGCAAAATCACTGACTAGATTAATGTCTAAGTTGCATAGTTGTAAGTATCGTTATGGATTTACTGGTACGTTAGATGGATCGGATACTAATCAATTAGTATTGGAAGGTGTGTTTGGTAGATGCTCAAAGGTTACAAAGACATCTGATCTAATGAAGAAAGGACATGTTTCTAAACTTAAAGTAAAGATTCTTTTGTTAAAGCATGAAGAAAAGATTTTTGAAGGATACCAAGATGAAATGGATTATCTCTGTGAGCATGAACATCGTAATAAATTTATCCGCAACTTAGCGTGTGACTTAAAGGGAAACACGCTGGTACTATTCAATTACGTGGAGAAGCACGGTCTCCCTTTGTATGATATGATAAATAATTACACTGATAGACCAGTGCATTTAGTTTATGGAGGAGTTGATGTTGATGATCGTGAAGAAATCAGGAGGTTAATTGAAAATGAAACTCCTGAAAACAATGGCATTATTGTCGCCTCTTATGGGACTTTTAGTACTGGTGTTAACATTAAAAGGTTGCATAACCTTATATTCGCCTCTCCAAGCAAGTCAAGAGTCCGAAACTTGCAATCTATCGGGAGGGTACTTCGACAATCTAGGGGAAAAACGGTAGCAA